GTTCTACGTCGGCCCAGGCGGATCTTTTTGGATTGCCTGCGATGGCCTTGTCGAGTGACGTTTCTGGCATCGTAGTCACCGTGCGAGTGCGGGCAAAACAGGTTACAGCCAGCGCGAGAAACCTCGCAGGAAGGCTCAGGGTATTCGGCACGGACTATGATGCGACAGCGATCACGCCCGCAACTACCTTCACCGGATACGACTTCGTCTGGCTACAGAACCCCTACTCGGGGGCTGCATGGCAGTACAACGAAGCCGGCCCGCCCGCCGACGACCTGACACTCGCAAACACTGCGGGAACGGCATCCGCTGACTATTATTATGCGAGCTCTGTTCCTGCGCAGGCGTTTGACAATAACCTCGGCACCAACTGGGACACCTATGGTTCGGCTCTTCCGCACTGGCTGCAATTCCTATTCAGCTCGGCAAAGAAGGTGCTGGGGTACACCCTCGTTGGATACAGCAATCCAAGCTATAGCCCGACGGCGTGGACGATCCAGGGCTCAAATAATGGGAGCAGTTGGACGACGCTCGACACGAGGTCCGGGATCTCATGGTCTGCCAACGAAAAGAAGTGGTTCAAAGTCGCAACTCCAGGGACCTATACGTATTATCGCATTTATATCACGGCAGGCGGCGTCTCTGGAGAAGTGATAATTGTGGAGATGGAATATTTTGATGGCCTCTTTATAAATGGTTTCGGATACTCGACTCCGGCAGATGCGGGTGGACACGAGGTGGATGTAAGCCAATGCTACCTGAAAAGTTCGAACAGCACCACTGGCATGACCTGCGATTATACCCCAACTCGATGCGCAGCCCTAAACAACCGGGCAAATTTTGGGGGTTTTTTTTACATTCCGGAGATGGCGGTTAAACAGTTCTGGTGGGGAACTAAGCAGAAAATATTCACGGGGCCATATTAGGATGCCAGCGGACAAAGCAGTGGCTGAAGCTATAACGAAAATGATCGACAAGCCCTACTATCTCGGAGACGAGTCGAAAGGGCTTGATTGCCTCAACTCGCTAAAGAACTTTTACGAGGATTGTGGCTTCAGGTTCCCGCGCGAATACTGTCAATGGAGTGAAACCAACTATCGCCAAAAATGGATGGACGACGTTGAGGAGGGTAGGGCCGCGTTCTGGGACTTTCTTCATACACTCGGAACGCGCGTCGAAAAAAATTACATTATTCGTGGCGACCTTCTGATTTTTCGGAAAGATCCCCCCTTGGAGTCGATCAAGGATGCGCGGGTGATTTCAGCTCTCAATTCCGTTCTCGATATTATGCCCTTTATGAAAAAATTCATCCGGAACGTTATCGCAGGGAAGCAGATTTTAACTTTCCCTGGGATCTATACGGGCAATGGGAACTGTTTCATGGTTTTCGACAGGGGGGCAAGGCAGGTCCCTCTCAGGCTCTTCGAAAAGTATCTCGTCGAGGCGCGGAGGCTAATTTGAGCCGAAAGATCATCGATATGTCCCTTGAAACAAATTTTGGAATCCGCCAGCGGCGCAGGCCTCTGATTCCTCTCTATCGGCCAAACGATGTCATCTCGGGACTCACGGCAATTGTCTCAGCAGTGATAGGTGCAATATCAGGAACTTCAGCTGCTGCCGTCTCGGGTGTCATCATAGGAGGTGTGCTTATTTCCTCGACGGCCATCGCCTATGGCGTCGTCATTGCCGCAGTGATCGGCCTGACCGTCTGGAGCATGACCGCAGGCGGTAAGAGCGGATCATCGTCCGGCGGTGCCCTGGGTCTGGGGGCGGGCACCCATGCTATCGAGCAGAATGGGCAACTCGTCAACACGAGGCAGAGTTCCAAGGTGCTCCTTGTTGTCTATGGAATCTACAGGGTGGGCGGAAACTGGGTATTCTCTAGGCCTTCGTCCAGTAACAACAATATTCTAAATGCAGTGATCACTTGGGGCGAAGGCGACATCGAGGGGTTGGCACCCGCGATTGATTTTACACCGCTTTACTCCGGAAACGCTCTAAATGATATTCACACGGGTGGGGCGTATGTTCCTAGTGATAGCTGTAGCTGCTATGGGCAATATGGACGCACGGCTTGCCAGACTTGCGATGTGGCGCACTATTAAGGAGGCTATGAACGAATAATGGGTTGCGATACCTGCACTACTTATTGCCTCGATTATCCTCCTCCGCCCCCGCCTTGCTCCGTTTGCGACATGGCGTGCAACGGATACAGTTGCACCTGCGACGGCCCTTGTTATGGTTACTCAACGTCGACGAAGTATCGCGTTCAAATTGATGCGACTGGAACTCCTGACACATTTAAATGGTCCAAGGATGGAGGGAACACGTGGAGCGCGACGGGCGTAGTGATTACCGGCGGATGGCAGACCTTGAACAATGGCGTCCAGATAAGCTTCGATTCGACCACTGGTCACGCGCTCTCCGATTATTGGGATTTTTGGGCGGGCGACGGCGTCTGGGCAGGCGAAAGGCTAATATATTACTACAAGAATTATGGCGGCAATGATCTTATCTACCATTCCCTTCATCCCGGTACAGCCGGCCAAACGGTCGATTCAGCCCTCCAAGCGGAAGTTCCCGAATGGAATGAGGTAATGCCATACACGGCCTATTCCTATTTTCGGCTCACCTACGATGCGAATGCCTGGCAGGGAATCCCCGATTTTACGGCCCTCCTTAAAGGCAAGAAGCTCTACGATCCAAGGAACGGCATGACGGCCTTCAGCCGCAACCCTGCGCTTGTCTGGCTTGATTTCTTGACGTCCGTTCGCTATGGGCTGGGTGTCCCGATCAGCACTGTCAATTTGCAGAGCGTCATGAGCGCGGCGAATTGGTGTGATGCTAATAATTATTTTTTTGACGGTGCGATCATGGACAGGCAGGCCTTCATCGACAACTTCGAAGAGCTGATGATGAACTTTCGGGCCTTCACCGTTTATAGCGAAGGAATCTATTATCTGAAGATCTTCACTTACGATGCCCCAGTGATGGCGCTTACCGCTAGCGATATAGAAATATCTCCGGAATCGTTTACGATTAATAAAGCGGGGATTCCCGACACGCCCAATGCGGCCAAGGTGACTTTCACGGACGCCTCGAATAACTACACGGCCCAATATACTCAGGCGCAGGACCTGACCCAGATCGGTTACGATGCAGATCCAAGAGTTAAAGAGGTACTTCTAAAGGGGACGACGTCGCTGGCTCAGGCGGCTAGCCTCGCAAAGTATTGCTTGCTGCGCAATGAATTCAATACCGAATATGTACTCGTGGCTCATCCGCGATGCTATGTGCTCGAGCCTGGAGACATGATAACCGTGACGCATGAATTTCCAAACTGGAACAATAAGCTGGTCAGAGTCAAAGAGGTAACCTATCCCGCTTCTGGGATGATCACCTTAACCTTAATGGACGAGGACTCTTCGATCTATGCCTGATATCGAAGGAATTTCCGACAAGACGCCAAGAAAAGCGCGAAGATTTTTCGATCGATTTCTCCTTAAGCCACTGAGGTTCGGCCAGTTTGATTTAATGGATTTTCACGACACGCCCTCGGAGGTCAGGGAAGCCGTAGCCCAAATCGTCGAAAGTGATCCAAGCCTGCCGAGCCAAAGTACCTACCATGTCGATATTGGGACTTCTATGCGCCTCCGTTTCAGGCTCTTCGTGCTTAAAGACGGCAATCCGATGATGAGGGTCTCCTATGATGAGCTGACCGGAGGCCCCTGGGGCTACGGATTAGGAGACTTCAAGGTCATGCGCTACGTTTTTCCGGAATTTCGCGGGGCGGCAATAGTCGGCCTCGCAGACTGCGTCATTAAATACTTGGGGATGAAGGCCGGCGTCTTTAAACGGCTTTACGGATTCTACAAGGTCGCCGAAGGCACAGTCGACTCAGCCGTGTGGAGTTTGGTCTCGGATCTCACGGCAGGCAATCTTTGCGCACCCGCGCACTTCCTGGATGGCCAACCAGGTTCCGCTCAGATTAGAAACCTGACCTATGTTCGGACGGTCGCTACGGAGAAGGGATCCTTCGTGATCTTCGAAAGCAGGGCTGAGGACTTGGATCAGTTCACCCAATATCTGCGGATGACGCCCCTGGCCGATCATATCGATGAGCTGGACAATGTGGCCGATACAATGATCAAGGCCAGGATAGGAGCCACATGACTGGATCCATTGAGGATCGAATTTTGAAATGGCTCCAAGCACGCCAAAATCAAAGGCGCTATGCCATCAAAGAAGTCGGCTACCAAGATTGTATGAATCTGCTCCACGTGCTTAGCGAGAGGATGAAAAGAATGGAAAAGAAGATGAAGCGATTGGCGAAGGCGGCTTGACTATGCTGCACCCAATCCTATATGCGACGCTTAACCTGACCCGAAACTGCAATCTCGCTTGTTCCTATTGCTTCAATTGGGGTAAAGGCAAGGGGCGAATGAATCTTGACACTGGAAAGAGATCGATCGACTTTCTTCTCAGGAACGCCCGTGAGGCCGACGAGATCTCTCTTCGCGGAAAAGGACGCCAGGTTGAATTACAGTTTTGGGGAGGGGAGCCACTGATTGAGTGGCCTCTGCTGAAGGACCTCGTGCATTACGCTAAAAAAGCAAGCAAAGAGATTCCGGTTCGCTTCGGCGGCACGACCAATGGGACGCTTTTCACGCCGGATAAATTTACCTTCCTCAAAGAAAACCAGATCCATTTCGTCATCTCTTTCGACGGGACCCCGCAATCCCATGATACGCATAGGCGTTTCCGCAATGGAGGAGGATCCCACGCGACCATCGCCAGAAATATTGAGGCTGGTCTGAAAATCTTCCCAGGCCTTCGGGTCCGGATGTCGCCATTTGCCGAAGGAATTGATCGATTCTATGAGGACGTAGCCTACATCATCGCCCTGGGGATTAGGCAGCTCATGTTTAGTCCAGTCTATGAATCTGGATGGACCGCAGAACGTTGGCAGACTTTCGACGCCCAGTGCCAGCAAGTCACGGACCTTCTCCTGGCGCAGAGAGGCAAAGGCGATCCAGTTGAGATCGAGCACTACAAGAGCTATGCGAAATCAGATTCTTCACACTGGCCATGCGGCGCAGGTCGGACGTTTGTTGGAATCGATGTTGATGGATCCATTTATCCTTGCCATCGGTTTATAAAATTCAACGATGCGCGTCCATGGCATCTTCGGCCTACCTCAATCGGCCATATAGATTTTGGGATCACGAATCCAGAATTTCGGAAAAGCTTTATTGATCGCAGGCCGACGAAATGCAACACATGCGGGTACGATAAGATCACTCCTTGTCACGGCGGCTGCTACGCGGTGAATTACGACCTGACCGGCCATATCGCCACGCCGCCGGAGGTCCTTTGTAGATCGGTCGAGATCCAGTCGACGATCTCACGGTCCTATCGTGAAAAATTTGGTCCAAAGGGATTTCCAGAAGCGGTCCACGTGCCGCCGACAAAACCCTCCGCATCAGGGATCATGGCCGTGGTCAAGCAAATGGAGGCCAGGATATCGGCGCTCGATAAGGTTCTCTCTCATGATGCGAATTAAAAAAAGGATGGGGGATGTTTGTTCCGGAAGGGCAAAAAGAAGCGAGGGGAGGCCGTGCAGCGATTCCGTCGGCTTTTTTCGCGCTCTTGGCCGTTCTCTTTCTCGTGGCGGTCCACTGGAATGACGAAGGAACCCAAAGACAGTCAGTCTATCAAGAAGCCATTGCCACAGAGGAAAACATACAGAGAGACGAGATGGAGCCAGGGCCCTTTAGAGACTGGACTAGTCACGAAGAAAGAATTAGGTTCATCAAGGTCGTGATGGCCTTTGAGGGAACGCCCTACAAGGCCGGCGGAAATACGGCGAGCGGGATGGATTGTTCCGGGTTGGTTTACATCGCTTACAGAATTTTTGACGTGACGCTTCCCAGGACCGTGGCCCGCCAGTTCTGCATCGGAAGAAAGATCAGGCGCGATGAGCTTGAAGAGGGCGATCTTGTCTTCTTTAATGGCTTTGAAAAGGCGAACCATGTGGGCATTTACCTCGGCGACGGGAAATTCATCCACGCCTCTTCGACCGCGAAAAAACTCAGGATCGATTTTCTCGCCTCGCCATGGCAGTACAAACACTTTCTCGGGGCAGTCCGCATCCGAGAACTGAAAGAGCCGAAAAAAGGCTCAAGAGAGACGAGATAAATGGTCGGCGAAAGGGAAAAATGGTTCCTCATGTGCCCCAAGTGTGGAGAGATCCAAGCTGACATCAGACACGCGAGGCAGGAAATGGAAGAAAGAAAAGCGGCAGAGAAGAAATTTTTCGAAAAGCTCGACGATCTCCTGAGAGCAATTGCGAATACGCCTTCGACTAAAACTCTTCTGGCTCTAGTCACACTGGTGGCAATGATAGGCGGGATCGTAGCGACGCTTATTTACTATTCTCATCGCGATCGAATGGCAAGCCTCGAGGCGGCACAGACGGCGATAAATCTAAAAATCGACAAGAACCAGACTGACCTATTCGAGAAGATCGACAGGCTAAGAGACGCCCAAACCTTTGGGAAGGCGGGCTACGCCCCCCCGAAAAAGAAACGCCCGGAGGACACCCCTTGAGAATTAATAGGATCGGATTAAACGTCGGATATGACAAGTTTCTTATCATCGAAGGTTGGGCCTACCGCGGGCGCAAGCTTCTCGAAAATGGGGAAGAGGAAAAAGCAAAGAGTTGCGCAAAGCGTATCAGCGAAGAGTTGAAAATTCTTAAAGTAATTCTGAAGCTCGAGGAGAACGAATGAAAAGGCCAGAATTCACGGCAAACATATGCAAGCTTATTTTGAGGATGATCGAAGAGGGCGAGAATCCCATTGGATGCGACTGGTGGCGATCCCTGCAATGACAGCAGGCTGACTTTGCCGTGGGCAGAGACGAGCACGGAAACATAACCGGACCGACAATTACGAACTGCGATGGCATTAAAAATGTATCGGGGCATCAATCGGGCAAAGCCCTGGACATTAACTTTCTCTCCGATGACAATTCGAAGCTTCTTGATGCGCCGAAAAAGGGCTGGACGTATTGGCACAATGTAGCCGTGGAAATGGATTTCGGGAGAGAAATAGGTTGGGACAAAGATCACTTTGAGGGTTGAAAGGAGGTGATACTGGATGAATACGGATCTCGCAACGAGCGTGGCAGGGGCAGTCGCGGCGATATGTGGAATCCTCGCATATTTCAACGTCATCGTTCCGCAGCCGGTAAGTGCTGCAATAGGAGCCGTGGCGGTCGGCGTCCTCGGCTATTTCACAAACAAAGCATCTAAGCCCAAGCCTCCGCCGCAGCCATAGCGGAGCGGAAAATATTCCAAAAAATATTTCAAAGGAGGTAGAGAATGAAAAAAATTCTATTCATTGTCCTGATCGTCCTTTTTTGGGCATTGCCGGCCCTAGCGCAAACTCCGACGCCCTCGCCGACACCGGCTCCATCCAGCGCCCCTACGGTTTCCGATCTTCAAACTGTTTTCGGTTCATTCAACATCGGCACGGATCTTGTCTATCTGCCAAGGGCCAGGCAGTGGGAGGTGGGCGGCGGTGCGAACCTCGTCACCTGGAAGAATCTGCTCAATCTGCGTTTTCAGGTCGCCCAAGGCGCAACTGGGAGCCCCTTCTTCGGCGGCGGCATCAATGTGAATCTAGTGTCGCTTGCCAACTTAACAGGGACGAACATCCAGCTCAGCGGTGTGATGAAAGCACTCAACCCAGCGATCGGAATAATGCCCGGGTATAACAGCACTCCCGGGGCAAAGAGATTCGATTACGCAGTTGTGCTCAGCGTCATTGGCGTCACGTTCTAGCCGGTGGCGGCCAAAGGGGAAAAACATGGATGCAACTCAAGTCATAGGCCTTATTGCGCCCATTTTACAAACCGGACCCGTCGCAAGCATCGCCGGTGCACTAAATGAAGGGCTTAAATTGGTTAATCATCTCACCAGGGACGATCCAATAAAGCAGGCGAAAGCGCAAAGAGAATATTTGATGAGCCTAGACCTGATTGTGAAGGAGGTGCAGAATGCGGCGAAAGGCGAGGACGTATCTGCTTATCTGGATGCTTTCAGCAAACTGCTTGATTCTAAGTAGTTGCGCGATGACCAGGCCGGAAATAATCTACAAAAACGTTCCGGAAGGGTACGTGGTGGTAAGCAAAGAGGCGCTGGCTGGGACGCTGCAATCGTGCGAGAGGTGCAAATCGGAGCTGCTAGATTGTTTGGGGAAATTGCCCCCCAAGTGACGATCTAAGAGACGGTTCACTTTTCCCCCCATCCAGTATCGGTGCCCTCCCATATTATAGACCCTCGGCGGAACGGTTCGGGCTTTTGGTTCATCTCTTTCTTGATAAGTTTATAGCCCCGCGATTCCATGCACTGAACGTAATCGTCTAGTTTGGCTTGCCTCGTATTCGGAATTTTCTCGTCGTAAACCGCCATCTCCATTCGGTGCCAACAGATCGCCTCATCCGTTTTCCTCCGATGGATATCGGTGTCCGGCCTATACCATTCAAGGGAGCTGCAGGCTGTCAAAAATCCGAACGCCAAAATTACGACGATTATTTTCTTCATGATTGTATTCCCTCCCCGCAGAATGGACACTTGCCCCGATTCGAATCTGGAACCTTTACGGTCATTTTACAGTTTGGGCAGAAGGCCAGGCCGACCTTTTCTTCCGGCCTACCCTGAAGAATCGCAATCTGGTTAAGGACGCATAGGATATCTTTTAAGCGGGCGTACATTTTGAAGAAAACGACGAGCACAATTAGCGAGAGAAGAAATCCTAACAGGCCCAAGAGTCCAGCCATTTTGCCTGCTCCTTAATGGTTTGTTCTGTGCTTCCGGGCGAGACCAACCCGTTTTGCCACTTCCTCTCTCGGATTCGTTCCGTCGATCTTAGCTGCTATAATTGCGCACTCGCAAGGTTTCCTAGAAATACGACCACTTTTGGTCCAATGGAAGCATCTACTGCAAACTACTTTTGTCGCTTCGGGCTTATTTCCCTGGGCGGCGATAAATCCGCACTCACAGGTATAATACCGGCGTAGATCATCGGTTCGGTCGGTAACATGGCGAATTTCATCCGCGCACATTCCGAGAAGTGATTTGTCTTTTGCTGGCTTAAATCCTATTGTGGATCTTGCTGATTTCGTCTTTTTCATCATTTCTGAAGGACATCGTATCACGAGAAAAAGAACAAGTCAAAAGAATGGACTCAATCGCGGATTTGAGAATTCGAGACAATCTCTATCCCCAATCCCGTGAGACACCTTGCGGACGGTGCCGCTTGAACTTTCCTTAATCATTCCATATAATAAAACAGTACCGTGCGTAGTGAAATAAACCCGCTAACCTTTGCCAGTAGATTATTTGCTGGCATTCTCTACTTTTTTGATATCCTGCGCCGACTCTAACAACTGTGGATTCTCGTAAATGTTGCCAAGAACTTCAACTCCAAATTCCTCATCATCAGATATTATCAAACCAGTACCGCAAGCATCCCAATAATGCTTATTCCATTTAACTTCGCCAATTTTCCCATAGGCATTTGAATTTTTAACAATATCCCCCTCCCAAATCTCTTTGCCATTCTTGTCGTGGAGGCCGGTGAATTGCATAAGTGGCTTGTATTGTGTATTTAACATCAACTGCTTCAGTCTTGCATGTTGATTGTCACAACAAGCCCATAGGCCATCCTGTTTCCACAAAAGCGACGTTACGATATACATTTTTTTCTCTCGATCATCCCACGCCCTAAACTTGATCTCTCTCATTCTCCCTCCACCTTCCTACTTTTCGATGAGTTTGTAGAGTTGAATATCAGGAAAGCTTTTTTTATCCTCATACTCCAGGGCAATCATTTGTTTGTGTAACTCAATCCCTTCCTCCAACTCCTTGATTCGGTCTTTCAATAGTTTAATACTACTAAGGGCTTGGTCAATGGCTTTTTCTCTCCCGTGCCAGGCTTCTATAGCTCCATCCCGTTCTTCTTCCAACTCCTTGATTCTGGACTCGGCCTTATTTGCTTCAGATAGCAAAAGACAACCCTTGCACCACTTTCTTTGATAGGGTGGATAATAAAGAATTTCCCGTTCCAACTCCTTGATTCGGGATTTGGCCTTGTCAAGATCATCTTGCAGATTCGAAAATTCTGCTAAGGTAGGAAATTTTAATGCATTCTGTTTTAATTCTTCAATCTCCTTCTCCTTCTCATTAAGGAGTTTCTGAATTAAATCTCTGTCATGCATATTGAAAAATGTAATTCTTTGTGTCTCCTCAATCTCTTCCTTCGTCATCTCAACCTCCTTGGCGGATGGCAGGATTCTCACCCACAGGGCCCAGGTTGTTTTCTTCTATCGTTATGGCAACCTTATCCGCTACTCGGATTACTCCTCACATTGTGCGGTTGGAGCTAGTACCACGAGACTTCAATTTGCGTCTCTCCCGCATTAAGCTCATTCACGCCCCTGAGCCACACCCGCCATCATTCTCCCTCCACCTTCCTCAACTTCCTTCTGGACATGCTTCAATCGTTGCCATACTTGCTCGATGCTTTCGTCATTATCTCTTCCAAACTTCCTGATAGCGTTTCTCTATAGGATTTGTGCACCCAGATCTCGCATTTATAGCTCATCTTATCCCACCATACGATGCCGAAGAAATTCCAAGCGGTATATTCCGCACAGATTCTTCCGCTTTTAAGACGCTCGGCAATCTCAAAATCTATCGAATCGTCAAAATTGCTCATAACCGTTTTTTCAATCCGCTTGTAATCCGACGGTATTCTTTTCATTTTATCCTTCCTTCCCCTTCCTCATTTGCAATATCTCCGCCGCCCTCTGCGTTGTCACCCTCGCGTAACTCTCTTCGACCACCTGCTCAGAATTCCCGAGAATCCTGGCGATGTCGGCCGTTGCGGTTCCACGGTTCTTTAACCGACAGGCCAGGGAAGTCCGGGTCCCGTTCTTTAACGGGATAACCCTTACTCCTGCCTTCTTCGATGCCCTCACCCAAATCCCATAAACGGCGGAACGGGTATATTTCAAGCCGTGGGAGGTTGAGAAGACGTAATGAAGATTGATGGGTGGGCAGGAACCGCCCCTGCTTGTCCCCGTAGTAATCCGGTCTGGGGGAAGGGACCCGGATATCTTCAACTTCCCTGCGTTTTCACATTGAACGCCACCACCCACCAAATCCTTCTCAATCTCTGGCATTATCGGAAGCACGTTGTCTTCCATGTTCTTTCGCCCTCTAAACGTGATCTCTCTTTTTTGCCAGTCGATGTCCGTTCTCTGAAGATTGCATGCCTCGCTTACTCGACAGCCATAGGTCGTCAAAAACCTCAAGATCGGTCTATGATGAGGCAATGCAGCCTCGACCACCTTGGTCTGCTCCTCCTCAACTAGCCATTCAAGTTTTTTCTTGGGGACGGTGATCTTGGGGAATCTCATCATCTTTTTACGGCTAATTTGGAAGGCATTGAGGAACGCCCGCAGAGTCACCCTGATCAGCCTGAGATATGCGGGAGAGTATGTCTTTGGTAGCTTGCTAAACCAATCCAGAACATGATGCTCCTCGATATCGGCCAGCGTCATGTCTTTAAAATAAGGCTTTATAAAATCCTCAAAGATCCTATCCCGATCCCCCATCCTCACTCTGCCTACGGGGTTCTGCTCCTGGTAGATTTTCCAGGCGTTGGGTACAAGGATCGTCTTGTCCTTGCCCCAGTTGATCGGATCGAAAGTCTTACCATCAACCTCGCTTTGGATCTGGGCAAGGACCCGCTTCGCCAGCTCCTCATTATAGAGCGGGATTCTATTGGCCCCATAATGGTTGAACCAAAGCCTTTTCCCCTTCCATGGGAAGTAGACCCTATACCTCTGCCTCCGCCGGTCAAAGTAGTATCCGCCCTTCATGTTTACCCCCTCAAGGATCAATGAGGGGATGGTATTGAATTGTGGCCGTAAAGTCAAGGGAGTCATGGCTCGATGTTTTTAAGGATCGTCAACGCTTGTTGAAGATGATAGATTAATTGCTGTAACGCTGCATCATTTTTCGAATCTGGTAAGTTTCGAACCAACCATGAATAGTCCGAATCGAGTCTCTTTATCAATCCGAGAGCAGTCCACTTCGCCTGCCTGCCCGTAGCGAGTATCTTTGCCCCTCGGTGATAGAACGAATTCTCTGGGTCCGCCGAAAAATTTGCCTTACATGGATCCGAACAACACCAACTTCTTCTTTCGAGGCCGTTGAACTCTTTTCCGCACCACCAGCATTTCCTCATTCGGATATTTGATATTTCCTCAGAAGCTGGTTCAGTTCTTTTAGGAACAACTTGATCTGCTGTTTCGTTTTTGGCCGGTTGTGGTACATCGCTCGGCATTTTGGATTGCAAAATTTCTGAATGACCGTTCCGCTGGTCGTTTTCCTCGGGTTTAGAATCGGAGATTGGCAGTTCAGGCAAGTCTGCATTTAGGCTCTCACCCCACTTTGATTCGATATAGAATTTATAAGTCCAAAGGATGGTGCTTCTTTGCCTCCAGCGACTGTGATTTCCAGCGCCTATATGGCAGTTCTGGCAAAGAATGATATAATTTTCGAATTCATCTTTGCCTCCTTTTGCTACAGGAACGATGTGATGGACCTGGAGGTTCAGGCCAGACCGGCATTCTGGATTAAAGCAGCCAAAGCACTCGTATTTCTGTTTGTATGCGGCTATGGTTTGAGTCATAAAATGACGGCCTCTGCGTGCGTATATACGCTACTAAGGAAGATTTCTGGCTCCCATCACCACCCCTTTTCCCGATATAACCGTTCTAAAATCTCCTCCATCGACTCGGTCAAGTCGCCTTTGATGTCCATCCGCCTCTCGCACGCTTCAACGAAGCGCTCCTCCCAATCAGTCAGGTCGTTAAAATCGAGGCCCGAGATGATCCATTTGAGGCGGTCGGAGGTCATTTTCTCCCCGTGGCGGCCATGGAAGATGAGGAAACCGCCTTCACCCCCGGCACGTTCATCTCCTTCTTAAGTGATCGTGCCATTCCATTTAGAGCGGTCATATTCGGTTCGACATAAAGGACCGGGCATTTCCCATCGCCTATCGCCTTACAAAGAGCCTTAAGGTCTGTTACCTCGGCCTTCCAGTATTCCTTAAGGGCCATGCCCACAGGCTTCACAATCGGGATCGTTACGGGTCCCACGTGAACCTCGAAGGGCTTTTCGTTCTCCTCGATGGCCTCGGCAACGAGGGCGTCGGCCTCTTCCTTTGCTCCGGATGCCTCGAGCGCCGCAGCTTGGGCTAACCTTTCGATCTCTTCTTTTTGCCGTCGCTCGGCCTCTTGCTTGATGGCTTTCTGGCGAAGCATTTCCTCCTCCTGTTCCCGGAGCGTATTTTGTTTGATCGTATAGGCCGTCACCTGGCCGTTTAGATACCTCTCGGCCTCAATCAGTGGGGCCTCAGCGTCAGCTTTCTGTTTCAAGGCTTCCTTATGCGTGGCATGGGCCTTGGCAATCAGAGGATCAAAGACATCGGCGATTTTCTTCCGTAGCGCTTTAATCGTTAAGAAAAAATCGTTGGCCTTTTCCAATGAGGGCTGATCCCGGACAGTGATGAGTTTTGCCTCTCCTGGAATCGGCATCACCTCCTGTTTTACCTGTTCAAATGATCCTTCATTCATAACCCCTCCTTCCATATTCTGTGAAAATTGGGACGGACCACCTCGCTACCGTGAGACAGGCCAGAAAGACCGGTAGCAACAGTTTCGGCTTTTCAACTGGCCTGAGCTTGTAGGTGCCGTTGTCTTTCAAGTAAAGGCAAAAGATTTTCTGAATATTTTTAAGTTCATTCGCCTGACATAACTCCCAATATGCGACAACCTGAAGACGATCGACCGGATCTGGCGCTCCCGATTTCAAATCCAGCAAAGCACCGCTTCCGTTTAACATGCCAATCCGGTCCACCTTTCCGGCGTACCAGTAAGATCCGTGAAGAAATTTTTGTTCGATTATGGCTGGGTCGAATCCGGTGTCTTGCCTGAATTTCTTATAGGCATCGAGATACGGTCGGATTCGTTCATCAACGGTGGACTCGTCGAGCTCGTCCCGATCATGGTATTCCGTCGCAAGATGGACAAGCCTGCCTCTCTCTAAATAGAACGGATCCACCTTCCATCGCTTGTCGAGGAAAGAAAGGGCCTCGGTAACGCCTATGATGCGGCGCTGATCGATCCAGTAGGTATGATCTTCTTCCCTGAGCACTAGGTTATTGTGCGTCTGCATCGATCACCGGGCTGATGGAAATAAGGTCATTGCCGTATTGGCCTTTGACATATTCGAATTCAAACTGAGCCTCGGAGCCTTTATCGTTCTTAGCCTGCTGGCCGATGGTCTTTGAAAAAGTCTTGAAGGCGATCTCTTGGCCCTCGATGTTGCCCGTGATCGTGTAAAGGGTGTACGGCTTGCCATCCGTTTTCTTGCCGTCCTTTTCGGTTACGTTGACGATGGGACTGGTGAGTTTCAGGGTTTCGCCTTTGGGCGGTTCGCCGTTCTTTTTTTGGGGCTGCTGAAGCGGCGCGAAGGGCACGGCCTCGGCTTGCTCCATTTCTTCATTGATGTAAAGGCCCCCGAGCTTCCGGGGGAAGGCCTTTCTCAGGGCCCCGGCCTCTGCGCATTTTCCGAGCTGGTTCATGGGCATCTTGCGCCACATGAATCCGATATCGTCGCCCGGGTAGTATTCCTTCCAGTAGGCTCTATGCGGAATTTCCGTCACTTCGCCGGTTTCCGGATCCTTCCTCAAGACGATGACCTCCGCCCATTCGGGGACGGTGATTTCCTTGTCCTGGTAGGATTGCTTGCTCGGAGGACCGTAGTTAATCGGCCTTTGCCCTACATAGCGGCCGGTTTCCTCGGCGGCCGCCCGGAGATAGTCAATGCCCATTTGAAAGGCGACTTTCCCAGCCCTCTTGACGGGAAAAATCAATCTGTCCATCGGATGGATCCCGCGCCGACGGCATTCATAAAAGAACAGCCTCATTTCGTCGTCAGTTGCGCCGATGAAGATCGTCCTCTTTATAAGCTCGATCTGATCGCGCCTGATCTTTACTCCCTCGAGTTCGACAATTTCTGAATCAATTTGCTTCTGAAGATTTGATTCCATCTTTTCCTCCTTTCCGGCGGCCAAGGCCCTTTCGCAAGAGCACGGCAAGCCGGTCTGTGTTGAATGGGACAGTGACCGCCTTATTTTGTTTTTTCATCCGGAAACTGAATCATGATCCTCGTTGGCCGGCGGATTAGTTTCAGCAGTGCCCTTGTGCCATAGAAACCAATTCCAGCGAAAAAGACCACTATCCAAAGCGCAACGATGTAACTTTCGAGATCGGTCATTAGAGCCTCCATATCCAGCAGATCGCTGGAATCAACATTGCCCACAGCAACAGCGAAAAAATCGTCCCCCAGAAAAGTGCCCTGAAAAAATCTAAATGTTCATTCTCAGTCATTGTAGCGCCTCCAATATTTTTCTGAATGCGTCCCTGTCCCTCTCCGCCTGCGCCTGAATTTTACGGTAGCGGGCTTCGAGACCGGCCAGGAGAGAAAAAATTTCGTCAATGGGATCGTCCATCAAACGCGGGTCATCCGGAACGATTATTGGAGCGCCCGCATCAATCGCTGCTACCCTCGGCTTATCCATTTTTCCTCCTTCGATTTCATCCATCAGCTCGATGCACTCTTTGAGGCCTGGAAGGGTCATTATGCACCCGCGGCCTCGATTTTTTTATCCGTGTACGACGGCTCTTCTTTTTCTTTCCCCAGTTCCAGCGCCATCTGCCTTTCCTCTGCGGTCATCGCCCGTTCGCGGATCGTTTCGCCGGTATCCATGCGAACCGTGAGAACCGTGTTCGTCTCGAAGTCTTTACAAATTTCAACATCCACATTTCTCATTTCAAAGCCGCTTCGAAACTTCTCTACCGCACTGGCGAGATTTCCCTGGCACGCGGCTATGTCGGACTCAATCTGTTTCTTCAGGCTTTTCAGATCCGCCTCGTATGCTGCGATCTGTGACAGGCACTGCGCCATCTTCTCCGCCTGCTCCTTCATCTCCTGTTCGGTTAGCTTGCATTTCAAGAATTCCTTTCCTTTCTCTATCTCCATCCTCCGCCTCCTTTCTGAGTAGTTCCTTGATCTCAGTTTGATGACCCGTGGCATTATATTTACACAAACTGTAAGTATTGTCAAGAGAAAAATGAGGGAGAAATGAAGATTTTTTCTGAGAAGAAAGGCCTAATTATTTAAAGGGCTTAACGTGCGGATCGCCTTTTTCTGTGAGCAAGAAACCGATATTAGCTTCAATTAATTCGTATAAACAGATCCAAAATTCGTTATCGGGCTCGAATTCACCGTTTATTATCAGGCTGATTTTTTTCTGTGCGGCATTGAATGTGCGTCCATATTTTTCGACGAACTTTCTCGCAAGATCGGCCTGGTTCATGCTATGCGATTTTAGCGCGATCTTTATCCTTTGGCCGATCTCGAATTTTTCTTCTTTCGTCATGAATTTTTTTCTTGACAAGAGTTTACATTTAGTGTAAGTATAGTGAGCGATGAATGCAGCGATCTTCGAAAGAAGGCTAGCCGAAAAGAATAAAACGAAAAAGAATTTGAGCGAAGAGCTTGGCATAAGGCCTCAACGGGTCTCCGATCTTTTGGCGGGCAGGCTAAAGGGATACAAATACAGATTCCGAATTGCCCGCTATCTCGATGTCGCCGAAGATCTGCTTTTCCCTGAAGATGGAGATCAAGATTCATGCCAATCCTAACCGATGCTAATGGGCGTCGTTTGATGATGCGGAACGGTCAAAATCGCCTTTTGTCAATGTGTCAAAAAAAAGACAATTCTTGTCAAAAAACAGAGAGGCCCCGGCCCACCGAAGACCCCCTCACCTTTTCCCTGAGACGAGACGCCTTCCAAATCCGTGGCCTCTTTTTTGATTTAAAACTTTACCAAAGCTCGCCTATTTAGGCAAGCATTTGTTTAAAAAAAAGAGAGCGTGTCGTCACCATGGCAGGATCGCAACGCGCTCTCTCTTCAACGAGGAGGGTCCTCGTTTTGTTTCTACCGTTTGACACCATTTTACAGCATCTAACAGAGTATTCAAGGTAATTGTCTTGCCAACAGACTTCGATGAAGAGCTGAGGTTAGCGATAGCAAGAGTAGGAGGCCAGAAGCAAGTGGCACTCAAAATGGAGATGAGCGAGGCCGAATTGTCCCGTAAAATCAATGGGGAGCGTGGATTTAAGCTTGACGAGCTGAAAAAACTCTTTGAGATTCTCGACCTCAAAATAGGCGTGAACCTCCAGGACGATGACAGAGTTTTGGTTAAGCTTTTGGCAAAAAAGTTGTCAGAGGTGATGCTTTAATGCCTTATTTGGCCTGCGATTCATGCCAGAGAAGACTATACAAAGTCGGTGGCGCTCTGAGGTGCCACTTTACCAAGGCCGTCAGATGCAGTCACTACGTGGGGCCTCACAAGGAGTGCCACGTGAAAATTTACTATGGCCCTGAATATGCGGACTCGCTGGCCAGAGCGGGGATAAAGAGATGAATGAGCTGATAAAAATTGAAAGTAACCCAAAAGTCCCGAAGATATGGGATTACGAGAAATCCGTCAAAAAGGTAAAAGGACTCATTTTTAAATGGAGGAATCTGACAGAGGAGCTTTTCGGTGAGCTTTACATTGCGAGGGAGAAGTTGTCGAAGGAAGGCCGTAACTGGAACAAAAGTTCCATTGAAAAGACCTGGTCCGACTACTGCGAAGACATCGGGAGTTCGAGGCAGGTGGTCAATCGGTGGCTCGCTCGATACGACCTGAACCGAAAAACCAAAGAACTACCGCCTCCAAAAGGCGTTAGCCAGGTGATTTATGCAGATCCGCCTTGGGACTATGCGAATAGCGGGCTTGACCAATCGGCACGAAAGCATTACCAGACTATTCCTACTGTCTATCTTTGCAATCCCGAAGCCTGGCTGAAAATTCCAATTCAGAAAATCATTGGGGACCGTTCCGTTCTTTTCTTATGGGTGACATATCCTTTTGCAAAAGAAGGGCTGCAGATCTGTGAGGCATGGGGATTCCACTACAAGGCCCAACTTGTTTGGGTAAAAAATACGACCACCGGAATGGGTTGGTTTGTTACGCCGAAACACGAACTGCTTTATATTGCCGTCCGCGGGCAAGAACTTCACCCTGCCATCAAGCCAGAGTCTGTATTTTACTTTGCGACACATGGCCATTCGAGGAAACCACAAGAAGTATATGAAATGATTGAATCCATGTATACGGGGCCTTACATAGAGCTTTTCGCACGCCAAAAGAGAGAGAATTGGCAATCATGGGGCGATGGACTCGATTAAAATCAGAGAAATCATTGTCGAGAAGATGGGTGATAAAAATTGGGTAGTGGTCTATTTTGATAATGGTACGAAGTGGGTTCCCGCGCTGATTGAGCAGGCGATAATAGCCCAGCTTGTTGTAGAGTGCGAAAGGATGAAATATGGCCATGGATTAGCCAGGGATGCCATGATTATGCCGCTTGAATTCCTAACGCAGGCGATACAAGGGGCAAACATTAGAGCACTTTCAAAAGAGTATAAGTTAACACACACAAACGCGTTTAAAAAGTTTTTCACAGGATAGCCGATGAAGAACCGCGACGACTCTCTAACCTGGATTCCTCTGTGGGTTGACAAATGGATCTTCGGCAGCACCCGGATTGAGCTTCAGCCGGACGAGCGAGCCGTCTGGACGGACTTCATGGCGCTTGCAGCGAAAGATAGCGGATGGATCCGGGCAAACCTAGAGACCCCTTATCCTCTCGAACAGCTTGCCGGCCTTCTCTGTATTTCAAAAGAGCTACTTGAGCGGAGCATCAAACGGTTCATCGAAACTAAGAAAATTGAAATTGTAGATGGTTCGGCAGGCTTTCACCTTATAAATTGGGACGACTATGCTCTAAGTGACGATTACAAAACGAGAATTGCAAAAAAAGGCTATGGATACTGGAAACATTCCGACAATCACGGAACGCCTTCCGAAAAATCCGTCACTATAGAAGAGAATAGAAGAGAAGAGAAAAGAATATTAGAGAAGAATTCCACAACTTTTCCACAAAACCATGTGGAAAAACCTTCTTTGATGGTTGAATGTAAATTCTGCGGACAACCGTTCGGAGTGAAAGAGGAGCACAAATGCAAAAGCTAAAAATGCTCAGAGAGGTTTACAAGCCTAAAGAGTCTGAGATCAAGAGATCCGTTCGGAAGTATCTCGCTCTCCGTGGAATCTTTAATTGGAATCAGTGGCAAGGCCAATTCTCGGTCAAAGGCGTTCCCGATATCGTGGGGATTATTCCAGGTAGTGGAAAGCTTCTAGGAATCGAGGTCAAATGCCCGGGAAAGAAACCAAGGCCAGAACAGCAAGCCTTTTTAGACGAGATCAAAAGAAATGGAGGCATTGCGTTCGTTGTTACTTCGGTTGAAGAACTTGTTCAGAATCTGCAATGCTATGGAGGGCCAAGCAAATGTTAGTGATTTCAGCCCAAATAAACCAAGAGGATATAAGAAATCTCTTACAGAGCTATTCATCTGCGTTAGTTCGCAAGGCAGTGAGGTCCGCGCTGGATCGCACGGGAACGTGGGGCAAGAACTATCTCGCCGATGACGTCAGCGCTAACTATAATCTTTCAAATAGCAGAGTGAAAAAAGCCATAACGGTTAGTCGAACAACACAGACCAGGTTGGAAGTTGCCTTAAACGTAAAAGGCGCTCAGTTGTCCATCCTAGATGATTTTGGCGCCATTCAAGATTCGGCAGGGATCTCGGCGAATATAAGCAGGACAAGTGTTTTTCGCGTCCCCCATGCATTCATTAATGTGGCTAGAAGAGGCGGCGGACGGTTCATAGCGATCCGCACATCAAGGTCCAGATATCCGACAAGTGGTAAACCAGGACGCGGCCCAAGTTTGCCGATGCTGGTAAACAGGATGAATCATAGAGAAAAGATGGAGTCGGATCTAACGGACCATTTATACAAAGAACTTCAGGACCAAATCGCAAAGAGGACGCTGGGATCCGCAGGCACGGCAGCATAGAATGAGCGGGTCCTTCCTGGTCCATGAATCGATACGGCGCTCAAGCCCGCAGCTTTTGATCGTGTGCCAAAAATTTTTTAGGTTCACAATTGACAGAGCACAAAGAAATCATGTTTACCCTGGATCAGACGACCTGGTTTTACGGCATAACGAGGCAAGGCTTATCCAAATGGGTCGAACGAGGTTTTCCGAAATCCATCCGAAACCAATATCCACTGAAGGCTGGCTTCGATTGGTGGAGGAACAATATCATCGTTGAAAACGGTGACACTTCCTTGGCCGAAGAAAAGCTCCGATATCAAAGAGCCAGGTCCGAACGCGAAGAGCTGGCGGTTTTGGAATTGAGAGGCGATCTCATCAGAGTCGACAAAGTCCAGAATGATCTTTCTTTCGTCTTTAACGGACTGAAGCAGAGAATTCTTTCCTGGGCGAAATCGCTGCCGGGCATTCTCGCCAACAAGGACGAACGCGAATGTTTCAAGATCTTAATCGATGAGACGCACTTCGTCCTCGAGGAATTGTCAGGAGGAATAAAAAGAATTGCCAACTGGCACTCCAAGTCTAAAAAGCCTCGGTTACATTGAGCCGTTGCTCGTGGTATTGAGACCTCCGCAGAGACTTACCGTGTCTGAATGGGCGGACAGGCATCGCATTCTCACCGCTGAGACATCTCCGGAGCCCGGCCCTTACCGCACGGCGCGGACACCCTATTGCAAAGGGCCCATGGATGCCTTCTCAAACCCCGATATAGAGCAGATCGTCTGCTGTTTTGCCACACAGACGGGGAAAACTGAGATGGAATACAACTGCCTGGGGTTTGTGATCGACCAGGATCCCTCGCCGGCACTTCTGGTAATGCCGACCGAGATACTTGGAAAGTACGTGTCAAGGAATCGAATCCAGCCAATGATCGAGGCATCAGAGAGATTAAGAAACAAGAAGACGCAGGATCCGGATGATTTCACGACCCTTGAGATGAAATTCCAGCAGATGGTTCTGTCAATTGCCGGTGCGAATTCAGCGGCCTCTCTCTCGGTCCGGCCCGTGCGTTATCTCTTCAGGGATGAGATAAATAAATTTCCGGCGATCATCGGTAAGGAGGCGGACCCCATGAGCCTCTCCAAAGAAAGAACAAAGAACTTCTGGAACCGGAAAATATTTGATGTCTCGACTCCGACGAACGAAGACGGAAGCATTACCAGGGAGCTTGAGACCTGCGACGCTGTTTTTGACTATCATGTTCCCTGTCCTCATTGCGGATTTGAGCAGATCCTGAGATTTTCCCAGATCAAATGGCCACAGGAAGAGAGAGATCCCGAGAAAGTGAGGACCATAGCCTGGTATGAGTGCGAGAGCTGCAACGCAGTAATCTCCGACCATCACAAGACGCAAATGTTGAAAGAGGGAAGCTGGAAATCGAGAGAAGCTGGAATCAGCCATCCGCGAAAGGTCGGATTTCATCTTCCAGCCTGGTACTCACCTTGGGTTACGTGGGGGGACTGTGCTTCGGAGTTCCTCAAATCGAAGGACTACCCGGAGAAGTTGAGAAATTTTCGAAATTCCTGGGAGGCCGAGCCGTGGCTTGAGACTATGGATGCGATCGAAAGCGAGGGATTGATTGCGAGAAAGGAGGACTATGGCCCGAAAATTCCCAGTCAGGCTGGCGTTCTTACTGCTGCAGTCGACGTTCAAGACGACCGTTTGGAGGTTGAGATCATCGCTTGGGGGCCCGGGGAAGAGTCTTGGAGCATGGATTTCAAGATTTTTATGGGATCGCCGGCCCTAGAACAGCCCTGGAGCGAGCTGGACACCCTCCTCCAGGCCTCTTTCGAACATGAATTGGGCGCCATACTGCATATTGCGGCAGTTTGCGTCGACACGGGCGGCCATTTTACCAAAAACGTCTATGAATTCGTCCGGCCAAGGCAGACAAGGAGGGTCTTTGCAATCAAAGGCTCGAATCAGGCCAACATGCCGATTGTCACGAGACCAAAAGTCTCAGCGGTCTCGAACGTGAGGCTTTTCAGCGTAGGAACGGACACGGCGAAGCAAATCATCTATGCAAGGCTCAAATTGCAGGCCCCTGGCCCCGGTTTTCTCCACTTTCCTAAATTTCCGATGTATGACGAGGAGTATTTCAGACAGTTGGCGGCGGAAAAATGCGTCATTCGGATGGACAAGCGGGGTTTTCCTTACCGGGAATGGATCAAAGAATACAAAAGAAACGAAGCACTCGACCTGAAAGTCTACAATCTTGCGGCATTGACGCTTCTCAATGTGAACTGGGAGCGGGTCATGGCAAGCCTTCAGAAGCAAGAGGAGGCCGAGGATGAGCTGAAAGAGCCTGCCCCGGACCCGAGGCCACTGGATTTGGTCAATCCTATCACCAACAGACCCAGGGGGGGATGGATGAAAGGATATAAGAGATGAAAATAAGGATCCGGAGTGATGGAAATCCGCACCATACAGAAATCGCTGACGAACAGGGCAACCTTCTAGAAGGCGTGACGAAGGTAAAGTGGAGACAGGACGGCCCCGCAAAGCTTCCAATCGTTACTTTGGATCTCTATGGAGTTGAGGTTGATATCGAAGGGCAGATGGAGGAAACAAACCCAGGGGGAGATAGATGAAGGGGTACAAGAGATGAATCACGCCGCCATTCAAAAGGCGAACTCTCTCCTTGATCGGCTTAACCAGATTCGAATCAGTGAGGCAAAGAAGATGATCACAAAAAAATGCCCGTTCTGTAACGAGAAGGTAGATTGGCAGAAAGTGGATAATGGAGATTGGATTTTTTACGACCACGCGACGAGGAATCCTCACGTCCATGATGCACTCCTAGCCGACGGGGATCGGTGTCCGTCGTGCAAAGAGAGAGTGCAGGACTTTTCAAGGCATTTATGCAAGAGGTAGAAATGAAAGAGTCATGGTTTTCCATCTTTATTGACGACAAGCTATTCTGGACCGGAGATTTAGTCTTCTCTAAAACGATGAGGGAAGGATTGGAATATTTAATTAAAGCCATTCCAAAGCAAAAGAAATCTGGAAAGATTGAGATAACGGTCACAGCAGAAGATGAGAGGAGGTAAATCACGGCGGGGCGTGGCATGGCACGGCAAGGCGAGGCGTGGGTTTTAAATGGGTGAAGCGAAACGACGAGAGGAGAGATTTATGAACTTGATCACCCCAGAGAAGAATCAAGAGTCACGGGATTTGAAAGAAAAAGAACTGGTCGAGACCGGCGCGCACGTCTGCATCAACTGCGAGTACTGGCTCAGGTCCAATCCGGAGGCCGATGACGGAGAGTGCCACCGTTTTCCGCCGACGGTGTTTGCCTTTCCTGGAAAATCGCAATTCGGGAGTTTACAATTCGCTTCGAACTCGTTCTTTCCCAGATGCCGGGCGGAGATTTCCTGCGGAGAGTTCAAGGCCACATCACACATCACAACGTCATAGGAGGACCGATGAAAAAAACGAATGGAGGGCGCATCGGCTGGCTCTCGGGCTGGAAAGAAATCGCCACCTATCTCGGATGCTCGGTGAAGACCGCGCAGGATTATCACAAAAGGCTGAAGTTGCCCGTCAATAGGCTTCCGGGCCCCAAGGGAAAGTACGAAAAGCGCGTCGCAATTCCTTCCAAACTCGATGAATGGCTCGAAAAACAGGGCAGGGCCGCTCCCCGGGGCTAAAATTACCACATCCTTACTACAACTCTTCCATAACTTTGACCTATCTTTTCCCTATGCTGCTCATTTGACATCTTCCTTTTTTCCCTGTATCACTCAGCCTTAAAGCAAATCCTCGTCTCGAGCGAGGTACAAGGAGGGGAAAGCCTACCATGCGCATGGCGTTGGTGGGCTTTTCTTTTTTGGAGGGCACACGAAATAATTCCACCGATCCCCACCATCGAACCGACACAGGCTTACGCCGGCGACACGATCAAGTGGACCAAGTCGCTCGCCGATTATCCCGCCTCTGATGGCTGGACCCTCAACTATTCCATTCGTGGCACCGTCAAATACGACATCGCAGCCGTGACCGATCCGGATGGGCAAACGTATGACATTACAATCCCGGCTACAGACAGTGCGAAATGGGTTGCAGGCGATAACATCTGGCAATCTTATGTGACCAAGGTTTCGACGGGCGAGGTCTACACGATGGACCATGGCCCGTTGAAGATCTTGCCGTCGTTGCCCAAGCAAGTCGCGGCCTTTCCGTTTCAATCCACTTATAAGCAGGCGCTCACCAACGCTGAAGCGCAGCTCCTGAATCTCACCAACGTCGACTGGGACTCGATGAGCGCTGAGGGAAGGTCCATCGCCAAGAGGAGGATCGACGAACACCGCGAGCTGATCCTCTGGCTCAAGGCAGAGGTCGTCCGCGAAGAGTGCGAGGACAACCGTAGCCGTGGACGTGGAAACCGGAGAAGGATTCTCCCGAGATTTTCTCCGCAGAGCGTCAACTATGATTGGGACATCAACGCGACATGAAGCTAATCGATAGGGTGCTCAGGAAATTCGGATACCAGAAAAGCAAGCCGCTTACTCGTCGGACTTTCGAAGCCGCGGCTGTCAACCGGCTGACGATGGACTGGGGCACGACTCCTTTCTCCGCCGACTGGGACATCCGCTACACGCTCCGGCAGCTGCGCGCCAGATCCCGGGATCTCTCAAACAACAATGAGTATGCCCGGAAGTTCATCAAGATGTGCGTCTCGAATGTCGTGGGCCCCGATGGGATCATGTTCCGGTCGACGATGAAGGACAAAAACGGCAGGCCTGACAAGGGAAACAACCAGGCAGTCATGGATGCCTGGGCCGAGTGGGGCAAGAGAGAGAACTGCACGGTAACCGGGCTCCTTTCCTGGCCGGCCCTTCAACGCCAGGTGATCGAGACTGTCGCCAGGGACGGCGAGATCTTCCTCCGGATCGTAAGAAACTTCCCGAACGATTTTGGCTTCGCGCTCCAGGCGCTCGAGGCCGAGTACATGGACGTGAACCTCAACCGCCCTGGGGAGAACATCCGTATGGCGATCGAGTATGACGACTGGAGAAGACCCATCGCCTACTGGGTGATGGCATCCAACATCTATGACTACCAACCGCCGATGCACGCCCTGAAGTACATCCGCTACCCCGCGAGCGACATCATCCACATCTATTGGCAAGAGAGGCCCGAGCAAGGGAGAGGGATCCCCTGGATGAGTTCCGCCATGATGAACATGCAGATGCTCAGGGGATACAAAGAATCCGAGCTCGTCAGCGCCCGCGTGAGCGCGGCCAAGATGGGATTCCTCGAGCCAGGAGACAAAGGCGCAGAGGACGCCTACACAGGTGACGATCAGGATTCCCAGGGGAACACGATTACGGAGGTCGAACCCGGGATGATCGAACAGCTCCCCAGGGGCTATAAATTTTCGACTTTCGATCCGCAGCATCCCACAACGCAATTTGATTCTTTTGTGAAATCATGCCTCCGAGGGATTTCTTCGGGATTCCTGGTTTCCTATAACTCTCTGGCCAACGACCTCGAACACGTCAACTACTCCTCGATCCGGCAGGGCGTGATCGATGAGCGCGACATGTGGAGGATCCTCCAGGCGCTCCTCATTGAAAGTTTATGCCAGCCGGTCTTCAAGGCGTGGCTTCCGATCGCGATGGCCAAAGGCAAGATCCGGATCCCGATGACGAAGCTCGACGATTCCCAAGTGAAGTGGCGCCCCAGGGGATGGGACTGGGTCGATCCCCTGAAAGACCAGCAGGCCATGGTGATGGCGATCAACACGGGCCTCCAATCGAGGAAGGACACACTCGCCGAGCAGGGCGAGGACTTCTACGAGCTGATAGACGAGATCGCCGATGAGCATGCCTACATCAAGCAGAAGGGCCTCGACTTTAACGTCACGCCGACGGGCGTGCCCTCCAAGTTCGGCGCGAGCCCACAGCCCCAGGCGCCGGTGCAAGAGGGCCAGCAAACGGTGAGCCCTTCGGCAAGGCGCGCAGCAAAGGAAGCGGAGGCGTAAATGCCTTACCCGAACGAGCATGCCTGAAGGCTCCTTGAGCCGATCAAGGGCGCCGAGACCCGGCGGGTCAACGGTGACAGGGACCATGACGGCAAGAAGTACGACGTAATTTACCAGAAGCAGAAAGACGGTAAATGGGAGGATCAGGCTTATCGCTACCCGAAGGAGACCTGGACGGCCAGCCAGGCCGAGAGCCATTGCAAGAGCCACAAGGGAAGGTTCGAGGCCGCGAGCGGTGGCGAGAAAAAGTCAAGTGATGACTTGGAGGTCAGATCGATGAAACTTAATTCAAAAGGCGTCGGCCATGCGCGATCGCTGATCGCCTCTGGCAAAGTCGACCGAAATTCGAGCTGGGGATTTTCCGGGGAGGACGGCGACAAAATCCTCGGAAAGGACAACTGGGATGAATACTCAAAATGGTTCCTGGCAACCGACCCCGATGAAAACGAGAAGACCAAGGCGCACTATAAATACCCTTATGGCAAAGACGGCAAAGTTTACCGCTCGGGTGTGATCGCTGCCAAGCAGAGGGCAGCCCAACAGAGAGAGTCCTCTATCGCGGATGCCGCCGACTCACTGCTTCAGTCGATCGATAAAGACAAGAAGGGAGAGAAAAGCGTTCTCAAAACCAAAATGTTCTTCCGGCAGTTCGAAATCAAACAGGGCGACATCGATAAGGAAAAACGGACAGTCAATCTGTCCTTTTCAAGCGAAACACCAGTGGATCGCTTCTATGGGAAGGAGATTCTTGACCATTCGCCCACGTCCGTCAGGATGGGTCGGCTAAGGAGTGGGGGACCGCTCCTGGTCAATCATAATCCGGACGATCAGGTGGGCGTTATAGAGAAGGCTAATGTCGGAGCGGACCGCGTGGGGCGGGCCGAAGTTCGCTTCGGGAGAAGCGCGCGTGCTGAAGAAGTCTTCAACGACGTCCAGGATGGGATCAGGAGATTCACTTCCACGGGCTATCGCGTTTATCGGATGGCGGAAGAAGGCGATCATGCGGCCAATGACGAGCCCTGCTACCGGGCCACGGACTGGGAACCCCATGAAATTTCGATTGCAAGCATTCCCGCGGATCCCAGCGTCGGCATCGGACGGAGCTCGCCCGAAGAAAACGAACTCGTGATGGTCCGGTGGGTTCAAAAAGATCCGGATCAAACGCCGAACGAACAAAGGCAGAAGGAGGCAAAAAAAATGAATTGCACGATTTGTAGCGCAGCACTCGTCGACGGGAAATGTCCCGCCTGCGAAACAAGGAAGATGGAACAGCAACGGACGCGAGAGATTTTTGCCATCGCAGACAAATTCAAAGATACGGTCCCAAGTGCCCTCGATCTGGCAAGGACTGCCATCGAGAAAGGAGAAACCGAGGAGCAGTTTCGAAAGATCATCCTCGACGCAATGGGCACGCCCAAGCCAACCCCGGACAAGGACAAAGCACTTCCCGCCCCAAAGGAGAAGATGTTTCGGTCCTTTGGAGAGAATCTTCAATACATCGCCATTATGAGCGATACAACGCCAGGCCATGTACTGGCGAGAAAGATGTTCAGCCAGGATCAGGTCAAGCATTGGATGGATGTCAACCGTGCCATCTCTGGCATGAGCGTCAGCGTGCCGAGTGATGGCGGCTTCATGGTCGACACCGAATTCACAACCGCCCTCCTGAAGAACATGTGGGATACCGGCCTATTGATGAGCCGGTGCACAAGGATCCCGGTAGGTCCCGATGCAGACGGAATCGAAGGGCCGTACATCGATGAGACAAGCCGTGCCACTGGATACCGTTGGGGCGGCGTGCAGGTGTATCGCCAGCCGGAAGCCGGCGCAGCAACAGCCAAACAGCCGAAACTCGGAAAATTCGAAATTCGGCTCGAAGACCTAAAGGGATTGGTCTACATCACCAACCGCCTACTGAGAGACGCCGTTGCGCTCGAAGCCTGGGTCTCCAGGGCGTTTCTCGAGGAATTCGGTTTTGTGATCGATGATGAAATCATCCGTGGTGATGGCGCAGGTCAGTGTCTCGGAATCCTTAACTGCCCCGCCTTGATTACTGTAACGAAAGAAAGTGGCCAGGCGGCCTCAACCGTTCAGTTCGAAAACCTGACGAAGATGTTCTCTCGCCTTCTCGGAAAGCTTAGACCGAACGCGGTGTGGTTCTACAACCAGGAAATCGAGCCGCAGTTGTTCGGCCTTGGCATCACCCTCGGCACGGGCGGGGCACCAGTCTTTATGCCTGCTGGCGGGCTGAGCGCAAGTCCCTACAATACCCTTTTTGGACGCCCGATGATTCCAATCGAGCAGGCTTCTCAGCTCGGAACCGTGGGCGATCTCATGTTCCTGGACCTCAGCCAATACCTCATTGTCGATAAAGGCGGGATCGAGGCGGCCCAGTCGATGCATGTGAGGTTCATATACGACGAAATGACGTTCAAATGGACATATCGCATCAACGGCCAGCCCGCGCCTCCGTGGAAGGCTCCGCTTACACCGTACAAAGGTGCGAATACCCTGGGGCCATTCGTGGTACTCGGCGCAAGATAAAAAATTACATACCTCCGGGTTTTTAGAACCGGATTAAGAAAAGGAGGAAACTAAAATGAGGCTCCAAATTCCACAGGCAGTTCCGATTATCTCCCTGCTTAAGCCCGCTGCCGACTCTGCTGGCAGGACTTCAGGGAACTACGTTTCGCTGAAGAACGCTATCAAGGCATGGCTCGTTTACTATATCAATCAGGCCAATGCCGCAACCATTCTCCTTTCGCCTCTTCAAGCTACCGCCCTTGGGGGCACAGGATCGAAGGCGATCAGCACCGCGGCCCGGATTTGGCTTTGCAACAATGCCGATTCGAGTGCGGTCTTCGTGAGGCAAACGGATGCCACGACCTTCACGACCGATGCTAACACGTATGTCAAGATCGTGTCTTTCGAGATCGATTTTGACGCTCAGCTCGATGTCGCGGGGGGATTCAACTACATCGGCTGCAGCACTGGGTCAAGCAACGCGAACAATATCACCTCGGCCTATCTTGTGCTTCAGCAGAAGTTCGAGGTTGATACTAACGTCGAGTTCTTGGTCTAATTTCACGTCCTTCACCTTCTATTTCTGGCCCCCCGGGCTGGTCCTGGGGGGTCGGCCTTCGGGCCGGAAAGGAAGCACAAAATGAGCACCAAAGCAAGATGGCTTAGTCAACTCCTGCATTTTTTCGAATCCGTGACGCAAGAAACCACGGATGTCATGTGCCCTGTATGGTTCAATGACGACTTTTACGGAAAGAACGTCGACACGACCAATACTTGGGTCGTCAAATCCACGGGCACTCCCACCGCAGCCGCTGTCCTTGTTTCTGGACAGCATCAACTCGACTGCAACCTCGCCGCGACCAGCGAAGCCGAGCTCGCGGGCCTGACCCAGAACGACATCAAGAATTTCATCCTCAATCAGAATCTATACTTCGAGGCGAGGATCCAGCTTCAGGTGACGCCAACCGGCGTTGTCAAAATGGGCGTCGGCCTGATGGGAAACCACAATGCGGCGCTTCTGAGCGTTCCGCAATTTGCAATGTTCGTGGCCAATGGAAGCGGCGCTCTAACGATCTATACGTCCGACGGGACGCTTACTCAATCCGCCATCGCTACGGGCATTACCTTGGGAACGACGGACTGGGCCTATCTCAGGATCGACATGACCGACATCACGTCAGTGAAATTCTACATCAACGGCAACCAGGTGGCCTCGGGCACGACTTTTAACATGAGCACGAGCGCGACGCTTAACCTCCAGCCGACGATGAGGATCGGGAAGGAATCGGCCACGACCGACGTTGGCCGCCTGATCGTGGACTACGTGAGGATTTGGTCGAAAAGAACATAGGAGGAGATGATGATGGGACCGAAAATCTGCATTAAGTGTGGATTTCCGATGGCCCAGGATGACGATGGGCCAGACATGTCCGGTGTCCTTGGTGTCGTCATTGACAATCCGAGCCTTTGCAAAAATTGCATCGGCGGTTCGAAGACCGCAATGAAGGCAAGGCTTGATCTGGCAGACGTAGAGGCAAAGGAATAGCCGTGGGATTTCGAGAGGATTTCATGGCCCTGAACCAGGATTTTATGGTCGGCCTCGATGGAAGGACGGCCATTTGGAACGGGGTTAAGAAAATCAATGTTCTGGCGGAGCATAAATTTCACGAGACGGATCTGATCGGGGCGACCTTCGAAAACTACGACTATGCGATGATGCTTAGCGCGGATGATGTAGATGGCGTCGCGCATGGAGACACTTTCGTGATTAGCGACATGCCCGACCTGACCCTTTACGTGGTGAAGGTCGATTTTTCGGATGATTTCGGGATCGTAAGGGTGAAGCTAAGCAAGCAGACATGAGATGAGCACAGTATGGCAACAAATCCGGAGTGCGATCGACACGAGGCTGAAGGCGATTCTCGTTACGAATGGCTATCAGACCGACGCCGGGAAAAATGTCTACTACTGGAGGACCGCTTCGTTCGCGCAGGATGAAGAAGGGAATATGCCGGAGCTGCCGGGAATCAAATATTATGAGCTGACCGAGAAAAACATAGCCGAGGCGTTTCCGCTTCGACAGAACATCGTCACCCTTAATGTCGAGTGCATCGCTTCCGGGTCCGACGACGCGACGGTAAAGGGAATCGTCGACCAGGTCTACCAGGATGTAATGAAAGCGATTGGCACGGATGAAACATGGGGAGGCAAGGCCATCCTGACAGACAAGGTCGGCCACGAGGTAAAGATGGACCGCGAGGAAATTCTCGTAGGCGCGATTATCGCTACCTTCGAAGTTACTTATCGCCATGCGCGGTGGGATCTCACCGTGCAGATGTAGAGGAGAGCCATGGAAGAAAAAGACCCATACTCGTTCGTAATGACGGTTAAAGAGGCGAGGACGTATTACGTGGATTCCACGGGCAAAGAAATTGAGCCGTCGCCCACACCCAAGCCAGAAGAAAATGGGGAGGTGAAATAAGATGTCCATAATCCTTCAGCGTACCCAAGTTGCAGCACAGCTCGAAGCTACCGAATTCAGCAAGGCCACGCTGGCCGCCGCGGATGCTTTTCTGGCTTTCAATCCCGCCTTTACCCCCAGCGTTGAGATGTTTCCTCGGGATCCCGTCCGTGAATCGCTCTCGAAATATCCGAGCGTCTCCGGGAAAAGATCGGCGAAGATTGCTTTTGACGTTGAGTTGATTGGATCAGGTACGGCCGGCACGGCTCCATTTTGGGGCAAGCTGATGAAGGCTTGCGGATTTTCGGAGGTAATCACAGGAGGCGTCTCTGTGGCTTATACGCCTTCGTCTGATAACCAGGGAAACAGCAAATCCGTCACAGTTGGTCTCTATATGGACAGTATGGTCAAGCGCATCTGGGGAGCAAGGGGGACTGTCAAGCTCACGATGGAGGTCGGCAAGCCTGGGATACTACACTTTGAATTCACGGGATGCGATTTCGAGGCAGCTGATGTTGCCCTTCTTTCGAGCGTCACTTATTCGACTCTGATTCCGCCAGCTTTTCTAAGCGGCTCTCTGACGCTGGATTCCTATGCCGCGCTGTGCTCGAAGGTTGAGCTCGACGTTCAGAACGTCCTGGCGTTGAAGGAAGATATCAGCTCGGCCTCTGGAAACAAAGGGTGCGTGATCACGGGCAGAAATCCAAAGGGGTCGATGGATCCGGAGCTCTGCAACGTGGCCACTTACGACTTCTATACGAAATGGAAGACCCCGGGCACGTTCGGTTCCCTTTCCTTGGCGGCGACTGGAAGCGCAGGCAACATTGCAACGGTGACATGCCCCAAGGTGAGGTATGCGGCAATCGCGGATCAGGATCGCAACGGTCTGAGGGCCCTGGGGCTTGATTTCGAGCCAACGCTGAACACGGGCGACGACGAGATCGCAATCACCATGACGTGACGCGCTATAAAGGGATTCAAAAGTGGCCTTTACCTATAAACAAGCTAACCACGGGACTGCGAGTACCATTCAACTTACGGGGGTTGTCGCCGGTGATCTTGTTTTTATTGCGGTTGCTTGGGCGTTGGCAAGCGGAAGCGTTACCGTAAGCGATGGGACAAGCAGCTTTACAATGAGGCCAGCCGTTGCCAACGGCATTGGATTCTCGGTCCAGGGTGGCTATCTGCTTTCATCGGTTAAAAGCGGCACTGTCACCTACACAATTTCGGGCGAAACCCCCTCAAGTGTGATCGTTTTGGAATTTAGTTACAGCGGGGTTTGTACCTATGACAAAGGGACTGGCGCTTCTGGAAATTCGGCGTCTTTGAATAGCGGCAACATAACGACCACGGGGACGGATGAATTGGCACTGGCGATTGGAGATGCGAACACGGCCCCGTCTTCCGAGCAGATAGATGGGCTGGCGGCGGATAGTAGCTATGCTTCGGGCGCCCCCCTTTATGCTTGGTGGAAGGCATTCGCTTCGACATTTACTGGGGCGGCCACAGCCACAATAACCTCTGGGTATTGGGTTTGCAGCATTGATTCATTCATAGAAGCTGCTTATGACCCCAAACAATTTCCATTTTCGTCGACTGAGCAGCCAATCGTCGAAAAGGTGCAAGTTACAGGATACTAACAATCTTCATCCCGACAAAATCGAAATTGTCGGCTACAAACCAGTGAAAGGAGAAAGATTATGGCTAGAAGTTACGCAGGTGGAAATGCGCAGGGCACGAACAACACATCGTATCCGTTCGCATCAGTGTGGATGGCGGCAACGACCATCCGTCCAAAAATCTACGAATTTGAGATCGGCTCTTCTGTTACCCCACAGGACTATTCGAGCCAGTTAAAGCTGATGCGCTACACCACTGCGGTTCCCACCGGCGGGGTGACGGCGCAGACAGGGGCCCCCCTGGACCCAGGAGATCCCGCATCGATTGCAAATGCTTATTTCGCAAATACGGGCGGCTCGACGGCCAGCACAGTCCTTGGTTATATCGGCGTGAACATGAGAGCGACCTTCCGATGGGTTGCCGTTCCCACAAAGGAGATCGTCGTCCCCGCCACGAACCCTGCTGGCGCGGGTTTCACGATCGCTGTCCAGTCCACCGCTTACACCCCGGATGTCATGATTTGGTGGGAGGAATAGGTGGGGCCGAAGATAGTCACGGTCGACGACCTTCGTCCGAGGGTCCAGCACCAGAGAAACCCTCACGGCGGGATCATGCTTGATGGCCAGCATGTCGCAGACACGTTGATGTGCTGCCATTGCGGAAAGATCTGGATCCCCATCAGGGGTTCGGGGATGACGCGGGGTTTTTGCCTAAAGTGTATGGGAGTGACTTGCTCCCCTGCATGTCAGGAAAATTGTCTTCCGTTCGAGAAAAGAATCGATATGTCCGAGAAAGGGCTGATAGAGTTGTGAGGCGTCGACGAGAGTCGCGTACGGTTTTCCATGGGGCAGTAGAGGATGAGCCGTCTGCCCGCGCCTCTTATTAGGTGGTTAAATGCCAAAACGCTGGCAATACCAAATCCAGGCCCAGGTTCCTCCAACCAAAGGCCCGAATAGCTGGGAGACCGTCCAACTAGACAAGTGGTTTTTTGACCACTCGCCCGTCAGAAGAGTGATCACCGGCCTCAGTGCCGCGATTCTGGCGGGCTCTCTTTTCCTCGTTCCTCCGACGCAGGGATCTACCTCCTGGAAGGAACAAAGCGACAAGTTCGGCTGGAAATCATACCATGTTGATTACCATTACAAGAAGCCTTCTCTACCGGCGGCCATCCATACGACGTACTTGTCCCATGTCCCAGCGGCAGATGGGGCAAGCTCATGGAAAGACCAGAGTTTTAGTTTCGGCTGGAAAACTTTCTACATCGATTACCATTACCAGAGGCCGAAACAGCCGGCTTCGATTCCGCCGACATTCTTTGCCGAGGTTCCCCCCGCCTCCGGCGCGAGTTCATGGAAGGATCAGAGCTTTCAATTTAACTGGCGGCCCGTCCAGCCGGATTACATCTACCGAAGGCCGCCGATCCCACAATCCGACATCGCCTTCGTCTATGCTCCGCCGGTTACAGTTGTCTACTATTTAGACAAATGGAAACCGGTCTACGAGGACTTCTACGTTAAAAAACCATCCCTGCTTGTGGCCATTCAAACGACCCACTATGTCGAGGTCCCACCGACCTCTGGCGGAAATTCCTGGGCAGAGCAGAGTTTCAAATTTAACTGGCGGCCCATCTATCCTGATTTCTTCCCACGAAAACTCATCATTCCGCAATCGGAAGCCCCATTCATTCCCTATATCATCTATCCGGATTCATGGCGGCCATCCTATCCGGATTTCTTTCCCCGAAGGCCAATTTATCCTCCGTCGGAACTTGCATTCGTGGCGAGGGAGCTTGTCTATGTCGACAAATGGCTACCGAGGTATCCCGATCGTTTCGTTCCTTCCACTCGCTTCCAGCCGCCCTTAATCTGGACGCCCTATGTGGCGAAGAAGATTATCACCGTTGACATGTGGCTTCCAACTTATCCAGACAGGATCATCAGGCCCCGCTTGCCTCTCCTGGCGGAGTCACCGCAGTTCGTAATCGTGCCCGCCCCATGGTATCCGAAGATTTTTGTTCCCGATGCCAGAATGAATCGGCGAAGCGACTTTCAGTTTGACGAAATTTTTCAACCCCTGATTCTGCCAGCGGGGCTCGGTGAAGCCGACCTGGGCCTTGGACCGCTTGGCGGGAATTATATTCAATACGTAGGGGCTAGACTGTCCGCGCGGCCATCTGATTTTGAATTTTCACAGGAGCCCATTCAGGCTAAATTCACAAATCGGCCCGCACCCTTTGTCATCGAAAGGAAGAAGACGTGAAGAAGATTCTTTCGGTTTTCGCATGCATCTTAGTGGCTGCGGTCGTCTACGCAGGTACGACCACGAATTTCAGTTGGGACTTTGGCACGCAGTACCAGAAGCCATGGTGGAACGTCTGGACCGGGATTTTGCAGAATATTGACCAGGAGATGTACAAACGCTCCAAGGACCTCTTCATGCAGGGCCATGTCCTCCAGGGATCGGATCAACCCGCTGGCAACCTCTATCTCTCTTCCACCTCCAATGCGACGAAGGGGAAAATTATAGCTCAAGACTACATGGCCTTTGCGAATGGGCCTTGGATTGATGTGACGGCTCCGCCATATAATGTAAAAGACGATGGGGTAACGGATAGTTCTGCGGCGATTCAAGCAGCACTTAATGTCGCTAACGGTGTAGTTTACCTCCCTATGACAGCGGCCGGAGGAAATTATTATATTGGTACGACGCAACTCCTTATAAACCGTAATTCTGGTTCAACTTATAAAACCGCAGTTTCTCATTTGGTCATGGCCCCTGGAACCAGAATCACTTACATCGGGACTGATGCAGCAATCAAAGTGGATGTGAGTTCTAACTCAATGACTGGCCTTATTCTTGATCTTTATGACATTTACTCAACAGGTGCCTACGGACTTAAATTTACTTCTGGAGGATTGGATTCTACACATTATATTATCCAGTCGAGAATAAAGATTCACAACATTTGGAATTACACAACATCAGGCATTTATGTGGATTGTTTGTTTTCACAGAATGTGGTTGATGTTTTGGGTTTTTATCCAACAGATCCTCCGAAGACTGCATGGGGATTATACTTTACCCAGGGAGAAGGTTCAGTTAAATTCGAGTCAAATCAAATCAATGTCGGTTCGATTTATTCATATCAAGGACTCTATGGAGGGGTTGGATTTAACTATAATTCCGTAAACATCGATGTAGATTCTGGGACAACTAACACGACGATTGATAAAATTGACGTTGCTGGAATATATAATACCCTAGTTATTAGAGCAATAAATCCGGTCAATCAATTTTATCCAGGAGGAATTAGACTTCGATCAACCTCAGCAAATAATGCCTTGATCACACCACCACCCAGTTTGGCACTTCTCAGCGATGATTCTCCGATTGGTTCAAATACGATAATTTCCCCGATTGGTCTAAAAAATATTCTAATCAATTCGTCTTTTGAGATATTCTCTGGTGCTTTAACTGCGCCAGGGTGGACAGCAACAAATATTGCCGTATTTCAAGCCGAGACGACAAATTTTAAACATGGTTTGCAGGGGGCAAAATTAATGCCGTCTGGTAATTATTCTTTTATTAATCAGGCTCTTAGTCCAAGCATTGTGGCAGGAAAAACATTCACTTTTGCTGGATGGTTCAAGGCACCAGCAACAAATCTTGGTATTAATCAGCAGTTAATGACAATAGGGGATGATACTTCAGCATCTAATATACAAATAGCGACGGACGGGAGATGGCATTACCTCGCCTCTACTTATGCTTTTGGGGTGGGCACAACTAATCCATATGTAAGAATATGGGTGGGCCCGAACGCTTATGCTGCTGGAGATATACTTTATGCTGATGGATGCTCCGTAGTACTTGGAACAACATTCGCTCTTCCGGAAGAACGTACTAATATTCGGAACGAGACTTACGGCACTACAGCACCCGGGAGCGGTACATGGATGTTGGGAGATATTTGTTGGAATACGAATCCTTCCGCAGGTGGAACTCCTGGATGGGTATGTACGACAGGAGGAACCCCCGGAACTTGGAAAGCAATGGCAAATTTAGCACCATAATGACGTCAACAGGCGACTCAGGCGATTAATCAGCACCAGCAGGACATACAGGATTTGAAGAAACGACTTGAGAGAAAATGAATCCTTCTACCTGGAAAAAACAACCCTCTGAGAAGCGACGCCTCGCGCTTGATGCGACACTGGCGCTGATCACGGGCGATACGATCGCCGTGTTCGAGGCGAAAATTTTCGATGGCACCGGTACGGACCTGAGCGCCACCATGTTGGCGGGATCATCGAATACGGATACCGCGGTCTATGTCTGGATTCAGGACGGCATGGATGGCATGACTTATTTTCTCAGGGTGAGAATCACGACAGCCCTGGGCGAAGTGATCGAGGACGATCTGGAGGTAGACGTCCAAGAAAAAGACTTCTAATAGTTCCTAAGCTTCCCCCCTGAATGCCCTGCGCTCCTTCCGACAATGGCGCACTCCAAATCCCCCACCCAAGGAGCGTTTTATGAACCTAAAGGAAAAATTCTACGACCATGTGGCAAAGAGAAGAGAGCGGCGCAAGTCCGTCGAGATTGAGGTCGCGGGCGAAAAGCTGATCATTTTCTTCACTCCCGTGACCGTCCTCGAGGGCGAGAAGATCCGGACCAAATCGAGGATCCAGACCGGGAACCCGATGGATATCCGGTTTGATATGGGGATGCTGAACATCATGGCGGTCATCGAGAAGGCGGAGGACGAAGAGGGAAATAAGATCTTCTCCGACAGCGATCTGCCCACGCTGCAACAACTGGATGAAGCAATCGTCACGAAGATCTCCAGTGCGATCAATCCGCCGCTGCGGTTGGACGAAGCAAAAAACGCCTGAGCGAGGACATACCGCTCCGCAATCTGTATGCCCTCGCCGATCGGAAGCACTGCTTCTTGAAAGGTCTCGAAGATTTGACGATTGAAGAATTTCAATATTGGGTCGCCTACTACGAGATCGTCGGCGAAGAGATTAAAAGTCCACAAGGCTAAACTATGGCATCCGAACAAACTCTTTCTTTGGTCCTGAAGGTTGACGATCAAGGGTCAGTGGTCCTTGATCGCTTTACGAAGAAGATTCAGGAGACCGGCAATTCAATCCAGACAAGCCTTTCCGTCATCGCCGCCGGGGCCGCGACTCAGCTCGCTGTTGCCGCTCAGCAGATCGAACAGACGGGCCTGCGCTACATGGAGCTGGGCGCAAGGGCGTTGTCAATTCAGGACTCCTTCAACACGATCACTAAAGCCTCTGGGATCATGGGCGAGACCCTGATAGAAAACATCAAGAGCGCCTCGGGCGTCTTCGTTGAATCCACCGCCATCATGGTCAAAGCCCAGCAGCTTCTTGTGGAAGGCTTTAAGCCCGATCAAATCGTTGCCATGACCGAAGCGGCGAGGGTCGCCGCCCGAAAGATGGGAACGGACGTTGCCGAGGCGTGGGATCTAGTCACACAGGCGATTATTACCGGCAGGACCCGAGGCCTTCGGGCCGCTTTTCCGATGAACGAGCAAGAGATGATGGAAAAATACGCGGCCTCGATAGGGACGGTTGTGCCGTTACTGACGGAGCACGCTCGCCAGCAGGCGATCCTGAATGAGGTCCTGAAGCAGACAATCGATTACACGCAGCAGTACGGGGCTCTGCAAGAGACCGAGAGCGAGAAATTGCAACAGGCTGTTTCCTGGTGGAAGAGTCTCGCTATACAGATTGGCCAGGCGGCACTCAACCTTGGGAAGTATGTCATGTATGCGGGCCAGAAAGCGGCCGGCTACGCCATGGCAGGAGGAATGCTCGAACCTGGAGCGCCAACCGGGGCAGAGTTGCCGACCTATCCGACGACATCCGAGCGTCGCTTCGGAGGCTGGGGTGCGGCGTCTGTTGCAGGGCAAGCCAGCGCAAATGAGCAGAGGCTAATAAAGCAAAAGGAATTTAACGATGCCTATACGAAGCTTGCCGATGAATATCAGGTCAAGATCCAGAGCATCGGAGACAAAGGCTATCAAAACCAGCTTCAGCTCATTGACCAGCAGCAAAAGGCGGCAGAGGACGCCATCCAGAAGCAATGGGGCGCCTCGATGCTGGCCAAAGTCGTGCCCTTAATCGATGAGTATTACGACAAGCAGAGGGAAGAAGTCGAGAAGAAATACGGCATGAAGGAAAGGCTTGCCGCAGCCACGACAGCAGCCGAAGCCCTTTACCAGGGCCCGTTTCCGCAGGAATCGATCCCGGGATTGCCGACTGCCCCGGTCCTCACGGATACGGAAGCTGCGTTCCTGGCGAAATACGGCGCGGGCAGTGACTACCTTGCCGCACAGAACAAAGTGGCGCAGCAATATGCGGACTTGGTCGGCGACATCGATGCTCAGATCGCCGCAATGAAGAGTGAGGCCGACCAGTATGCCTTTCTGCAGGTGGCCACAGGAAAATGGAGTGATGAGACCGCGGCAAAGTACAAGCAGGTGGTCGATATTCAGGCTCAACAGCTCTCGACGACCTCCCAGCTTATGAAATCAGTCGGGACCGAGATGGCGGAGCAGTGGTCGAAGTCGATGGCTGATGTCATCACCGGGCAGCAGAGCTTCGGGGATGCGATGAAAAAGATGTGGTTGGATCTCGCCGACTACATTATCCAGCAGATCCTGCGGACGCTCGCAATGCAGGCACTCTTCGGGAATCAGAAGGGAACCATCGTCAGCGGAACCGGGCTGATCGGCTCTATTGTTAGACTGATCGGTCTCCAAGAGGGCGGTCTCTTCACTAGGCCCACGCCTGCTCTCATTGGTGAGGCCGGGCCGGAAGCCGTTGTCCCGCTTAAAGGCGGAAAGATCCCAATTGAAGGCGGTCAAGGAGGAAGTACCACAACGATCGTTAATCAGATCTATGCGACGGACGTGAAATCGTTTGAGGATCAACTCAATCGGAACCCCGCCGCAATTATCAACATTCTCGCCAAGAGCGTCAAGGGAGGCGGGAAAATGCGAGACGTGATCAGGAGCGCATAACGATGCAGACATATCCGAACTCTCCTGTTCCGGCATGGACCTATCCCACAGGGCAGGCCTTTAACACGCTGATCAGCAACTTTGACTCAGGCGCAGAGCAGCGCCGCCAGCTGCTTAGATTCTCCAAGAGACTCTTCACTCTCGGCTACAAAAATCTCATCCTTTCCGAGAGAAATACACTGCACGACTTTTATAGACAGGTCTATGGCTCGGCGAGCTCCTTCTGGTACGTGGACTGGACTAGCCGGCGGTGGGTCGATGAGTATGTGGGCCGAGGCGTCCTGAATGTCATGACCGGGGCCGTGGCAGCGGTTCATCCGGACTCGAGCGATGCGAACCGGACAGATGAAACCTCCGCAGCAAACAATACGACGGCCAATGACATGACGCTCATGCAGGCTTCCCCGGCGATAAACGATTCGTATTACTTCGGTTTTGTGACGACACCCTGGGACGTCCTGCGCTTAAACATCGGAACAGCGGGAGCAGGGACGTGGACGATCGCCTGGGAATATTACAATGGTGCCTGGGTCTCTCTTGCCTCGGTAACTGACGGAAGTAACGGCTTCAAAAACTCCGGGACGGTAGACGTGCTCTGGAATCAGCCGACGGACATGGCCCTGACGACAATCAAGAGCATCTCCGCCTATTGGGTGAGGGCGCGGGTATCGGCTTTCACATCGATCACAACGCAGGCCAAAGGAACGCAGTCCTGGGCCGCGTCGAGGTACTATGACCTGCACTGCCTGACGACGAATCCCTATGTCATCTACGTTGACGGCGTCCAGAAGACGGGCGGAGGGACAGATTATACTTTTATCTCCGGCGGGGGCGGCGCGAATGCAGACGGGATCAAATTTGTGGCGATGCCCAACATCGGTTCACTAATCACTTCAGACGTCACGGGCTACCTGAGAATCAAGGGAAGGCTTGGAGATGATACTTTCAACGAGGAGACTATAGCGCCGGGGATCTTCAATGTGAACATCAAAGTGCAAGAGGTGCAGTGGTGAAAATTCTGCCGACCGTCCTGACAGCTGAGGTCCTCAAAGACGTCGTGAGGATGCGCCACTTCTTTACCCTCACGACAGACAGCGATGTATATCGATGGACCGACGGTAACAACAGCGTCTACTACAACGGCTTCTGGTACGTCTCTTCTCAAATTTCAATCGACCAATCCCTCGTTACCCTTACTTCCGTCGTGGATACACTCGTACTTTCGATCGCGAACGTGGATAAAACTTTTTCCAATCTCGCACTCTCGACGCAGCTGCGCGGCAAGAGCATCGTTATCCAGACCGTGCTCCTGGACACCAATTGGTATGTCGTGGGTGTCCCCGTCACCATTTTTTCTGGATATTTCGATTCGATGGTAATTGATCGGGGCAAGGCCAAGATCCAATGCTTCAATGAGATGATCAAGTGGAAGACCCAGACGCCGAGGCGGATGCATTCTCAGACCTGCAGTTGGATTTTTATGGGCACTGAGTGTGCGTATGCCGGCCTGCTCTATTTAAATCCGATCTCAGACATCGCTCCTGGCTTTACTCGGAGCCTGGGAAGCTACAATTATGCCAACGTGAACGATCGCGCAACAGACCTCACGGCAGGCAATACCATCAGCGCGGATAGCAATGACGGGGCTGGTCATGTGGCCGCCAATGCATGCGACGACAATAATTCAACCTACTGGGCCTCCGCAAGTACAGCGCTTCCGCATTGGTTGAGGTGTCAGTTTAGCTCGCCAAAAAAGGTAGCGACATATTCGATTTTCCCAGTGTCGCAGGCTGCGGCGCCGACCTACTTTAAACTCCAGGGGTCAAATGACGGATCAACTTGGTCGGACCTGGATGTCAGAACGGGGGTCTCTTGGCCAACGCCTGTCCGCCGGACCTTCGATGTCCACACGCCTTCCCCTTACACCTACTATCAAATCTACGTCATGGCCAATGTGAGCGGGAATACGACCTCTATTTATGAGTTCGAACTGATTGGGACCTCGGACGAGGTCAACGATGCAGATTATAATTACACGAGTTCTACGTCGGCCCAGGCGGATCTTTTTGGATTGCCTGCGATGGCCTTGTCGAGTGACGTTTCTGGCATCGTAGTCACCGTGCGAGTGCGGGCAAAACAGGTTACAGCCAGCGCGAGAAACCTCGCGGGAAGGATCAGGGTATTCGGCACGGACTATGATGCGACAGCGATCAC